CGGTTCCGGTAACGGTTCCGGTTACGGTGAAGGTTACGGTACAATCACCACAAGAACCAGGAGGAGATAAAATGACTTTTATGTATCCAGTAGGTTACGGTTACGGTGATGGTAACGGTGACGGTTATGGTGACGGTTACGGTTTCGGTTACGGTTCCGGTGGCGGTTACGGTTACGGTTGCGGTGGCGGTTATGGTTCAGGAACAATCACCATAGCAACCAGGAGGCGATAAGATGACTTATATGTATCCATCCACTTCCATAACCGGCACAGCACTCCTTGACTGGGGTGCTTTTTTATTGTATAATACATTCATACGAATCAAACCAATGAGACTCTATTCGCAATCGTATTATCTTGATAATTATAAATCAAAGAAAAAGAAAGCGGTTATACACTATATTCTTAGAAATTGTTATAAAGACAGAAGTTTATTTAGGTTTAGCATTCACAAGCATCGCTCAAACTATTTTATGTTTAATAGAGAAAATTGTCTTATGGAGTTTGGATTTAAAATCTGGAATAATAAAGCATTTGAATTACAAATTTTTGGTTGGGATTATTAAAATTTACATAGATTACAGACCACCTCCTAAACTGTCCACCACTCCTTGACGGGGGTGGTTTTTTATTGTATAATACTCTTATAGTCAATCGGACATCATGACCTACGAAGCCACCGTCCAGTTCAAATTCGACGCTACTTATACTCATGATTATAATCGTGGGTTTGCATCTCACCTTGGTGATGATGACTTCCTCCCCGAAGAGCATTTCCTGATCACTGCTCCTGCTGGTGATCTCAACTGTAAGCAGTATTTCAAACTGTTTGAGAAGTTCATGCTCTGTGTAGGAATGGATCCCGTATCCATTCGCTCTGGTGCTATGTCATTGGTCTTCAATGATATGGTAAAAGAAGAAGAGCAGCGTAAGGTCTGTAAAGAGTATGAACTGACTATGGATGAAGATCTTCAAGATAAGTTTGAAGAGTGGAAGATTCGTGATGCTGAGGTTGAGCGTCTGATGAATAGTAAAAAACGTCCTATGGGAACTGTAGAATATACTGAAGAAGAAGTCAACCAAATGAATCTTGAAAATGGACTGTGAATCTTATCCTGACGAAATGTTTGATCTTGCACAAGAGAGAGAAACCATGAACAAACACTGGGATGTAATGAACAAGTTGGAAGAGTCATTCTCCAACATTACCACAATCAGTTTTATGTTGGAAGAACTGACTGAAGCAATGGACAACAACCGTATGGATGCTGCACATGACATAGCACATGCTCTAAATGCTTTTTTACCAGTTTATACTGACAACTGGGATCGTAACTTCAAGAAAGCATGGAATGAGGTAGTGAAAAATGACTGACACCTGGAAAAAATGGACTATCTGGACTTCCATTTATGTTTTTGATTATTGTGTGTTCTCTTGGAGAAATCACATGTGGCCCCATCTAGATGGATACGCAGATAAAGGTATGATGAAAACACTTTTCTGGCATTACTTGAATTACGGCAACACTAACACTTATTATGACTGAAGAACAACAAGAACTGTATGACATTGTATCTGACTGGTGGGATAAAATCTTCATTGAGACCACCAAAGGTCGGTCTGCCTGTATTATTGATTTAGTTAATTCTATTATTGAGCGGAAAAACAAATGAGTATTCCTAATTTCAAATCTCAAGACGATTGGCAGGAGTATCTCAACATCTTTGATGACCAATGGCAGTGTAAGTTAGCACTGCTAAATCGTGTCAAGGATGATATGTTCCCTGGATACAACTGGGATCAACTTCAACCACAAACACTGGAAGTGATCAATGACATGGTGCAATCTATGTTGTATGATGTAGATCGTCAGTTCAAAGAGACACACCAGGACTATAAGACTGAGGATGATGAAATGTTCATTCCCTATCGTTCTTTCAAAGAGAATGTAACAGAAGCACTCAAAGAGGCATTGGAGAGTCATCAGAACAATGACTCACTTTGATTACATTACAAAATATATGCTTCCCGGTTGGGTTGAGTCTTGGACTTATAACTTCAGGATATGGGCAGACTTGATGACTAGTAACTACAAACGATATTCAGATCCTTGGAGTGAAAGTCCAGAAAGAGAATGTCGTGAATGGTTCTGGGCGTCACTCAATATGGATGATATGTACACCAAAGAGTTTCTTGAAGAACTCTATCGAAGGATATCTGATATTGGGAGTGGTAAAGAGAAGACATATCCTTTGGATGATGTTCTTGAAATATGGTCAGAAGACGCACAAAAATATTATGATGAATAATGAACAACTTTATACCAGAGGACAACTGACCACTTCCACAACCGTCACAGCACTCCTTGACTGTGGTGCTTTTTTATTGTATGATATACACAGGTAAACAAAACTTTTATGGAATACACTGACTATCTCAAGGCTCAAAAAGAGTTGAATGAAATCCGTCAGGCATCTGTACGTGGTTGGGGAGTATGTGTTACACACTTTCTTTTGGCACCAGCAGCATCAGTATACTATGGTGCAAAGACTAAGTATTGGAAACCCACATTGATTGCATCTGCGGTTGCACTTGGTGCTATTCCTTTGAGTGTGGTTGATTTTGGATTTACTCTTTCTGTTGCACCCCCTATTACTTCTGCCGCACTTATCATTAGTAACACCAATAAGAAGAGAAAGGAACTGGGATTTCTGAGTCCTGAACAGGCTGAGTTTTCTCTGTATGAAAAATCTAAAGGCTAATAAATATTCATACAGATTATGTTGACCATGTCTGAAGAACCTTTCAGTCTACGCCCTCTGCTTATCATTATAGTAGGGGGTGTTGTTATTTCAATTTTACTTCTATCAATTCCATTCTTGATACTATCATGACGACAAATAATTTCGCAGTCTATACTAAAATTGGATGCCCATATTGTACTAAAGTAATAGGAGCATTACAGTTAGCGGAACAACAATACGTTGAATATAAATTGGGTAGAGACTTTGAAAAGAATAAATTTTATGCCGAGTTTGGTGAGGGTTCTACCTTTCCACAGATTACAGTAGATGGTAAAAACCTTGGTGGATGCACAGAAACTGTTAAATATCTGAGAGAAAATAATTTGGTTTGATGGATTTAGATCTCTACGATACTGTTGAACATACGATAGACTATGCCTTTCAAGGTAAGTTTATGTTGGATATGTATGAGTATCTGAAGAGTAATAAATCTACCAGAACTACTGTAGAAGATTTCTTAATGAGTTGTACTGCAGCAGAAATAAAATCTCTTATCTTAGATCTCGAAGGTTACCTAGAAGGTGGTGGTGATGATACTCACAAACAATTACGAGAGGGTTATGGTCACCTTGGAAAACCAGAGGCCCGTAAAATAAAAAATTATCTTGAGAGTATCATTAATGGTGCAGGTAGGTATATGAATGACAAAAGACCAGGAAGGAAAGGAAGAACCTCTAAATAACGATGAGTCATCTCCGAAAATAAATCGGGGATTTGAACTTCTTCTCAGAAATAAAAACAGGAGGGAACAACCAAAAACTTTTCAATTCAAGTTTGGAAAGATGGTTTCTCTTTGTAAACGAGAATTCCATTTTTTCTTAGATATCTCCTTTGATACAAGGAAAACGGAGGACTAAAATGTTAGCAGTCACATTGACCCTATCCACAGTGATTTCAGTAATGTTTTTACTGGTCGGTGGAGTAATAGGTTATCTACTTAAAGAATATGTTATCGAGAGGAATTCTACATACATTCCAACTCATCCAGAAATGTTTGATGAGAATGGACAGATTATCGCAGACGACATTCTTGCAGTAAGGTTCGACAATACTCCAGAAGATTTTGGTACTGAAGAACATTGACATCATAAAATAAATACTGTACACTGAATAAAATTATTAATAACCATGGCTACATCAACAAAAAAAGTTACTACACCAAAGAAACTTCCACCCAATCCATTCATTCATGAAATTTTTGAATACGTTTCTACACAAAGAACCGTAGCAAAAAAGGTAGAGGCTCTCAAAGAATATCGTTGTGACGCAGTAACTACACTTTTGATTTGGAATTTTGATGACACTGTAGTGTCTATGCTTCCAGAAGGTGAAGTTCCATTTGAGAAGAATGATGTTCCTATAGGAACAGATCATAGTTCTCTTCGTAAAGAATATAGAAACCTTTATCATTTTGTGAAAGGTGGTAATGACAGTCTTTCTAAAACTCGTAGAGAGTCTATGTTCATTCAGATTCTTGAGGTTCTTCATCCAACAGAAGCAAATCTCCTTTGTCTTGTGAAGGATAAACTTCTGGGAAATCAATATAAAATTACTAAGGGAGTAGTTGAATCTGCATACCCAGATATTCAATGGGGAGGTAGGTCTTGAGTGATAAGATAAAATTTATCCATACTGATTGTGATCCAACACTAGCACAAGATAAAAGTCTACCTACTAGTGCATATCTAATTGAGTATCTTCAAGATGGAAATACTCATTTTGATATTGTAGTCGCTACAAAACAAGTTGATATCTTTGATCACTATTGGGACAACTATCGTAGTGATTTTAAAAATATAACTCAGGCACAAGGAAGAATCAATCCTAAACTGTGGGGTAATACTCCACCAAAAGAAAAAGAGAAGAAGAAAAAATGAGTAACGGGTTCTCGATTGAGTTTGAGGGTATCAATATGAAGCCTGATCAAGTTCAAACATTACTTAAACAGTATAAGAAAATAAAAAAATATCAGAAGTCTAATTTGTTTGCGGTTAAGACCATCGATGGAACAGAGGATTATGTCTCTGAACTGATTAAGGAAGGTGAAGAATACGGCACACTTGACTAAATAGAGATAGTGGTCTATAATAGACCTATCGTTCATCCAAACGGTAGTCGTTAGGCACACAGCCTAAAAAGACACCGCAGGACGCAAGTAAGTCGCGCAACGGTTCCGTTGATCCCATGCTAGAAGTATTATTCTATACAACACTCACCTGTACTCAAACTGATGCTATCATGCTGAAGATCGAGAACAATAATAACCTTAGCAATGTAGTTAAGGTTGAGTTGGTTGAGACCCTTAAGGACTCAGCACCACAATGTGATTGGTATTGGGACGCACACGACTGAAGGAACGGCGATTAAACATCCCATTTCTTTAGGAGTAAACTCATGAACACACTTCAAATGATCAAGAAGCAGATCAACAAAGCATCTGCTCTTCACGACGCACAGATTACACACACTGCATATCGTGGTGTTGAGTATGATACCCGTTGTATGAAGTCAAGTGAAACCCATGGTACATTTTGTTACCGTGGTCGTACTTACAATAAGTGACACTTGTCACATGTTCAGTTATCTGATAGACTAGGGAGACACAAGTCTCCCTTTTTTTTATGGAAAAAGATAAACTTAAACTGATCACAAGAAATCTTAGACTCTTAGTTGATGCATTGGAATCAGAAGTCTATTCTGATGTTGAGTCATACACCAGTAGGTTAGAAGAAACTCTACCTCCCCTTCCAGATTATGATGAGGTTTACGAAGATGATGAGTGATGATTGGAGATACTCTGAAAACCGAATGAAACTTCGTCAACAGTGTCTCAGTATTCTGTTAAATAAGTATGGAAGAACTAAGATAGAAGAAGAATCATATAGTACTCAAGACATCTATGAATGTGTAGACACTTGGGTTTCTCAGGGTAACCAATTAAGTAATGGAATAGTTTCTTATTTCGATACGTATTTCAATCATGAAAACAAAAAAAGCAATTAAGTACATCCTCAAACATCCTGAACTCTTTAGTGAAGGTGAAAGGCTCTATGTCGAAAGAGTTAAACGAGAACGTAAACAATTAAAGTCTAGTAAAACATATGAATCAAGCCAAACTAATCTCAGTAACACCTGATGCAGAGAAACACATAGCATATTGTGCACGTGTAAGTAATCCAAACAATCAGGACAGTGAGAAGTTCGCAGGTCTTCTGAAGTACTGTATCAAACATCAACATTGGTCTATTTTTGAACAGGCATTTATGTCTATGGAGATTGAGACTACGAGAGGTATTGCAGCACAAGTATTGCGTCATAGAAGTTTCACCTTTCAAGAGTTTTCACAGAGGTATGCAAGTACTAATCTTTTGAACTCTGAGATTGAACTTCCTGAACTCCGTCGTCAGGATGATAAGAATCGTCAGAATAGTATTGATGACCTTGACCCTGAGATGGTCGATAAAATCAACCGTCAGATGGTTACTTTATTCAGTTCTGCATCTAATCTTTATAATCAGATGTTGGAGGCTGGTGTCGCAAAGGAATGTGCACGCTTTGTATTGCCCCTTGCAACACCAACCAGAATGTATATGACTGGCAGTCTACGGAGCTGGATTACCTACATTGCTCTACGAGAGAAGAATGGAACACAGAAAGAGCATATGGAAATTGCAAAATCTTGTAAGGAGATATTTTGTAAAGAGTTTCCCATAACAGCAGAAGCACTTGGAGGTATTGATAATGAGTGGTTGATATAATATAAATATCAACACAAACATAATGGAGGTGAAAATTTTGGCAACATATCCAATTAAGAATAAAGATACTGGTGAGACTAAAGAAGTGCAGATGAGTGTTCATGACTGGTCTCAGTGGTGTAAAGACAATCCAGACTGGTCAAGGTATTATACTCCAGATAATGCTCCATGTTTAGGTATTGAAATGGGTGACCCCTTAAGTAAAATCTATACTAAACATCCTGGATGGAAGGATGTAATTGGAAAGGCAAAACAACAACCAGGTAGTAACCTAAAACATTACGACTAACATCATATGGCAGTAAAAAAGAAAGCAGGTATTGGTAACACCAACCCAGTACCATTTGGTATGAGCAACAAGACAATGAAGAGGAAGAAACCTATCAATCTTGATTATATCAAGAAGGTGGAACCGATTACAGAGAACCAAGAACTGTTCTTTGAGAAGTATAAGAGTCAACAGAACCTTGTTGCATACGGTTGTGCTGGTACTGGTAAGACCTTTATCTCCCTCTACAACGCCCTTCTAGACGTTCTAGACCCTAGGACACCCTACGAGAAGATTTACATCGTCAGGTCCCTCGTACCCACCAGAGAGATTGGTTTCCTTCCCGGTGACCATGAGGACAAGTCATCTCTGTATCAGATACCATATAAGAATATGGTGAAGTATATGTTTGAGATGCCTGATGATGCTTCTTTTGAGATGTTGTATAACAACTTGAAAGCACAAGGCACTATCTCTTTCTGGTCCACGTCATTCATTCGTGGTACAACACTAGACAATGTGATTGTAATTGTTGATGAGTTCCAGAACCTGAACTTCCATGAACTGGACTCGATGATTACTCGTATTGGTGAGCACTCTAAGATTATGTTCTGTGGTGATGCAACTCAGTCTGACCTTACCAAACAGAACGAACGAAACGGCATTGCAGACTTCATGAGAATCTTGACCT